AACTTGTCATCAATGTGCGCTTAGGGCGCGATTTAGAACCAGTAATACCCTCAACTGCACCGCCTTGCGTCCGGCCAGCCATCTTCTGCTGTGCGCGCTCCAAAGGATCAACAGTCGATTGCCCCAGCAACGCAGCAGGCTGGGCAGCATTGCCGCCCATAATCCCTGCAATATTGCTCAGTTTCTTTTTCTTAATAAGCATAATGCTATCCAATCAATGACCGGCGGCGCCGCGTCTTCTTGTCCTCTTCGCCAGAACCAAGCAAACCGCCAGGTGTCGTAAGAATAGTTGACCGGCGCCCCTTCTTCATAAGGTCAATAGCCTCATCCTCAGCAGGGCCAACAGAAGTGGCACTCGCAGCAGCAGCCTGGGCAGCGCCGCCGGCAGCAGTGCCAACAGACGCGCCACTGCCGGCATTGCCAACAAAATTACGGTTTTCGCCAAACGTGTCCTGGCTAATAGTCTCAACATTTGTCAAAGCAGTGTCGGTTGCGGTATCAAGAGTGGTGGTTGTATCCGCGGCGGTGTCGGTTGTGGTTGCAGTGTCAGTTGCAGTAACCGTTGCCGCAGGACGGGAATCTTTGTCGTTTCTTTTCTGCTGCGAAGTAAATTCTTCCAAAGCGGCAGTAGATGCCATCTGCCTCGCTTTTAAATCACGATCATAAACATCGTTCTTTTCTTTAACGCCAATATCCATTAAAACAGTGTCAGTAAGAGTGTTGGCAGGTTGGTTCATAGTGGAACCTCTAGGCGCACCTTTTTCGCGCGTTTTGTCTGGCTTTGATTTAAATCCGCTTAAACATCCGCCCATTATAAAACCTTTCTATACTCAGAGCCAACAGGCTCATAACCAAACTTCTCAATCAGCTTATTAGATCTAGGCATCGAAATGCCAGAAGAAGTACCGCCAACTAAAATCTTTGCGCCCTTATCAAACGCCCAAGACTCAAACATCTTTAACAACCTAACACCAATCATGCCGCCACGATGCTCAGGCAAGACATACCACAAATTGTTCTGAGCTGACAAGGTTTTTGAAAAATACAACTGATAAACCCAGCCAGACATAAATCCAACAACCTCGCCACCACGCTCCGCAACAGAAAGAAAACAAGACTCATCATCATAAAGCCAAGACAAATGACCAGCAAAAACAACATCGTCAAAAACAATGTTGTTAAATTGCGTTTCTTGATGAAAGTCACGGCACATCTTAAAAATCGCAGAAGCATCACTGCGATCCGCTAACCGATATGAACAAGCTTTACGCCGCAAATGGATCATATTCCATCACCGCCATTTTCTGAGAAACCGCCATGCGATCCCTACTCTCTCGCAAACCAACTGCCAAATACCTAAAAGCATCCGCCGCATGAGATGACCAATCATGAACAGGCGAAGACCTAAAGCTCCTAGTGCGCTCGTTATACGCCCTATGATACTGACGCAAACACTCCAAACCATGACCGCACTTCTCCCTGTCAAACCATAAACGCGGTATCAACATCTGACCCGCGTGAATACCATCCTCAATCGGCAGCTTAGGAACAACACGAAAATTCAAACCCAAGTCCCAAGCAACCTCGCGCCTACTCTTCCCAGACCCCAACTCCCGAACCTCAATGTCATGCGGAGCATTGTGATCCCCATACAAGTAACCCTTCGACGTTAAAATCTTGCAGTAATGTGGCAACCCCTCGCCACGAGCCTCATAAAAATCTATCACATGAATAGCACGGCCAACAGACTGCGTGAACCAAATCGCCGTGCTGTCACCAACACCCAAATCCCACCAAGTGTCAACCTTAACAGAAGGATCATAAGGAACATTGCAGATCCGCCCGTCCAACTGGGCAACCTCCATCTCCTTGCCATAAACAGCACCAGGAACATTAGCATTCCAAGAACACTCAAATTCCTGCTGATACTGGTCATGCGTCATCATAGACTTGGCAGCCTCCAATTCCTCATCGTCCAACAACCCAGTCTCACTAGCCTTGTAAACAGCAGCCAACCAATCAGGATTAGAAGCAGCCTCCTCATACTTATCAAAAAAAGCATTGTGGCCTTTAGGCGTCCCAACAAACACGCACCAACCCTTGCGATCAGATAACGCCGGACGCAACACCTCGGGAAACACATTCTCAGGCATGTCGGCAACCTCATCCATTACACACCCGTCAAGATAAATACCCCGCAAGCTGTCTGGATTCTCAGCACCCAACAAACTAATCCTAGCACCGTTAGGCAAATCACAACGCAATTCAGTCTCGTGAAAACGAACATTCGGTATCTTGCCAGCAAACTGTTTTATATAATCCCAAGCAACATTCTTCGCCTGGCGATAGGTGGGCGCCATATAGGCATACCGGGGGTTCTCTTTCCCAGACATCAAGGCATCACGCAAAACATGGTTGATCGCCCAAACCGTTTTGCCAAACCGCCGGTGGCAAACAACAACGCCCCAACGCTTCAAAGACATCTCATTGTGCAGCTTTAACTGCAGCTCCCTCGGCTCATAAGGAATCTCAATGTGCGTCAATGCTCAGTCACCCTCTTCTGATCCTTGAATATCAATATGCCATTACTCTCAAGGATAGCCTCATACAAATCAATAAGCAATATTGCCGACTCAATCTGCTCAGATGCGCTGCGGCTGGTAACAACGCTGTCCCTCAAGGCCTCTAGGTGGCCGAGGATGGCTTGCTGCGAAGGCGACAGGGAGTAAGTCAAAGTGTCTCTAGCTCCGGTATAATATAGCGGTATAAGGGCGCCCGGTTTTGCGGGGGGTGGGGGGGCCGGTTTGCGCAAAACGCATGGCTTAACCGTAGTGCCATAATTACTATTATGTTAAATAGAACGCAAGGCATTGTTGTTGCTGTAGATTTTATCCGCGACTGCCATGCATCAAACGCAAACCACAAGATGTTGTGCCTGCCCTGCCTCGACCCCAACACATTCACATATTCATATGTGTTGTTTTCACGCGCGTAGCTGTCAACGACAGAATGTGTTGTATACACAAGATCCGACATCAATGCTTCGTCACTCGCTCTTCCTTTTGGTCAGGTACAACCTCGGTTGTATTGACCTCGACATCACCACCAGCCCAACTGATTGTGAACGTCTGGGCTTGTGGTTGGTCTTCCTTCTTGTCTCTCACACCCCACGGCATGTTCCGTGCTAGCGTCCATTTCAACGTGTCGATCTCCAGCCTACGCCGTTGCACTTCTGCGTTAGCCAGCCTGTTGTCCTCAAACGTAGGCAATGGCGACACTGCCAGGTTGTTGATGTGGTCAGTGAAATACTCTGACTGCATGACCCTACCTCTGCGGTATATCTCATACAGCTCATCGTCACGCAGCACAGCTTGCATGACGCCTTGATATGTTGGCATGCTTGCTGACTTGAGAATGTTCTTGAGTGTTTCGCCTACTGCCAAGCGGTCAGCGATCTTGTGCATTAGCACGGAGTCAATCTTCACTGGTTTCTTTGCCATGTGTGCCTCATATGTTTTGTGCGATCATAGCACAAAAAAGGCCCAGCGCAATAATGCTGGGCCAGTTGTTGAGTGTTGAGCTGTGGAAACAGGTGGAAGCAGCTCAACGGGCAATTACTTTTTATCAGAACGGGATGTCATCATCAAACACTTTTGGCCTTGCTTTGATGTCGATCACCTCTGCTGCTGGGAATGATTCTTTGACTGCCTTTTCGAACTCACCTGCCTTGTGGTCTCTAAAGTGTCTGTATGCGAGTGCTACCTCTCTGAGTGTCAGCAGCTCCAGGTCTGGCCTTTGCTCTTTGATCTTCTGCCATGACCTTCCGTCTTTCATGATGCCAAACATCTCGCCGTCCAGTTCCATCTCCCAGATGTCTGTTGAGGCTCTCTGTGCGCCAAGACGCTCTGCCTCTGCGTCCATTGCGTTGAGGCCTCTTACGACGACCTCTGCTCTGACCTTACATTCTTCTGGATTGTTTTCTTCGATAGCCTTGTTCATCTTTGCCATTGCAGATCCATACTTCTGGGCTGTTTCAACGCTGACCAATTCTGGCAGCATGTCGATGCCCCATTTTGTGTCCATCTGAATTGCCAGCCGATCCATTGGAGCTATTGCGTAGTCACACATGATTTGATCCTTATGCGCTTGCGGGTTGAATATTCTGTCTGCCTTCTTTTGTCGCCTTGGCCTCCGAGGCTTCTGCGTTGTCATCATCATCTCCACAGTTAAATCACCACAGTTTGATATAATCCACATTCCACCACAGTAGTATGCATATACATACAACTACTGTGGTGGAAGTATTTGTGGCCTTTTCTTCCACAGTTCCACAGTTCGTCCACAGTTCAAAAAAACAACTGTGGAAGTGTGGATACAGCATCA